CTGCGGTCTGTGACATCGGCGGAAACTATCGAGGTTGCCGAGCTAGGGATGGTGACCAAGCCAATAAGGATTTGATAAATGCCGACATCTGTTTGGGTAATTGTCGGTGGGACTGGGGAACTTGCAACCGCTATCCCCTGGACAACCTTTAGAACTATTGAGTTAGCCGCCGCATCCAGCTCGACCACGATCGCATCTATGCGGGTATCAGTTCCAGCGGTGTCTAGTGTGAGAGTCGCTTGGCTAGTGTTGATGTAATAGTGACCACGCACCATAGCCTCACCAGCGGCGATACGGACTTGAAGCCCCGAGTCGTCTCCGGTTACTCTGAGGTCGGTCGTATCTGGCCCGCCGTTGACGCCCTCGCCGATGTGTCTGGCCCACTTGCTAAATTGTGTCTCTGTGACGTCTACGTTTTCAAATGGAAAACTTTGTTGTGCCATTTCATTCCTTCGGTTTCGTAAGTTTGGTTAGATCGGATTTCCGAACGAGCCGTTTTACTTTTTGCGCTCGAGGTTGCTAATGCGTAAATCGCTTGAAGTCTGTTTATCTATTAGCTTGCTCTCGAAGTCAGTGGCGTTAGGCGTGCCGATTGTTGCGCCAATTCTCACGCCGTCATTTTCGATACTTATGCCAACCTCGGTTACTACTGCAACAGCTTCAATTTCATTTACAACCACCGTCACGATGTCACCTAGAAACCAGTCGACACCGTATCTCATGTTCACGTCATCAGTGGGTTGAACCGCTAGGGTGACAATCGTTTTACCGTTATCTAAAAGTAGCTCTTGCGCCTTTTGATTAAGTGCGCCTGTGGTCTCGCTGCTTCGATCGTCAAGGAACGTTTCTATGCGACGGCCCCAAACTATTTCGGTAGCTATTGACTCGGTGCTAAACCCCTCATAAAAAACGCGGTCAACTTCCTCACCGCTTCCACCGACTATCGCCCTAGTCGCCCTCGGGCCTGTGTAACTATATTCAGAACTTGCCAGCTTATTGTTGAAAACATCCATCCTAATGGAATCGCTTCTATCGGTGGGGACATAGACGCGAAACTTGAGAGCTGAACCGTCCTGCGCGACTGTGTATCCGACTCCCCCGGTCTGGGCTAGGGGATAAATCAGGCTATCTAGGGTATCGAATCTGGCTTGCCCGGTGACACTTTGCCCTCGGGCTAGGTCGGTCTCGACATCTAGGTTCAGGATAGCCCTAGAAGTTTCACTGGCGGCGCTTATGTTGTCCCGGACGTATCCCTTTAGGACTGTCTCCGCTGGCCCTGTGCGCACGTCGTAGGCCTTCGTCTGCTCTGTCACGTCTGCTTCGCTAGGGTCTGGGTATGCGAGTCTCTCGGCTAGGACTACAGCGTCGCCTGTTCCCTCTATTTGCCAAGTTCCAAAGTTATTTGCCTGGGTTTGGGTTAGCTTTGCCGAACGCATAGGGCCTGAAAGAATTACACCGCTAGGGCCTGTGACTATTAGCCCGAACCCGGGCGTCCGTAGCGCGTCTATAATTAGGCTATTTGGGTTTAGCTGCACCGACCAAGTTCCAACCTGATTGAAGCGAGTTATAAACATAGCTCCGACTAAATCGGTAGGCATAAGGCGACCAACTCGGTTTAGCCCAGCGTCTCGAACCTCGATGGTTAGGTCGCTTAGTTGCACTAGTGAACCACCTCATACCGTGGGGAATAAGTCAGCAGAACATTAAAGTCTAAATCGGTGTCAGTTCCTAGAACCGATAAGCCCGTCGTTCCCGGTGGCAGACTGAACAACTTAGGCGCAGCGGATAGCCGAGCATAAAGATTTTCGCCGTCTGCGTTAGTGACGCTGCCGTTCTCAGTGTTGACTGTTATAACCTCACCTGAGAACACGTTAGCAAACCCGAATAGCTCTTGACCGTTACCTATCGTTAGATTTTGGACTGGGCCTGTTATGCGCCAGATTGGAAACGCGTTTACGTCGCCCGCGTTTACTACCGTAACTACTCCGAGCGTTGAGCTAGAAGAAACTCTAAGCTTCGTGAGAAGTGGCAATAGCCCGCGCCCTGTGGATCCGGTTGAAATGCTAAATTGTTCACTCAAACCGCTCAGCCAAAATGGGTTAGGCGCTCTTAGGCTTATCACCCACCTGCACCATGTTAGGCCGGCGTTGTCGTTGTCAATTATTGTTTCGCCGCCACCGACATAATGCACGCTCAGAAATAGGCTAGTGCCATCGGTGTAACTTGCCCTAAGCTTTGGCGCCCCTTGGCCGTCTTGCAAAATCTTACCTAGTCGCCGTAGCTTCGCCTCTACGTCTGCCCGGCTAGATCCAAAGATTGTCATTGGTAAATCAACGTCTCTGGGTAGTCGCTTGCTCTGTCTGAAGATTCCACCATCGCCAGCGCTCTCTTCAATACGAACGTTAGTAGGTGGAATTCCAAAACCTGAAATACCTACTGTTAGCAAATAGGTCTCATTATCGAAGGTTATAACGTCGCCGTTGGCCCCCTCTAGCGTATAAGTTACGTCTACCATGCGGCAACTACTTTCGCGCGTCGCATAGCCTGGAAGAGCGCTTGCTCGCTGTCTAGTGAGGTGTTAGGGGCTGCGTTGTAGATAAGAGTCTTTCCGTTATCTTCGCCAAGTCCTAGCATACGCTCGAAGTCTGCTAATGGCGTTACGACTTCAGGCCCCGCTTCACCGATTAGGGCAGTGGTTGGAGAGTCAACGAACCCACCCTTAGCCAGTCTTGGAATGTTTATCTTGCTAATTAGGGGCAAGTTTACCCCGAGAGTAAAGGCATCGTTGAATGGTGTTGCCGGGATGTCTAGCTGGATTTTATTTAGTGCAGTAATCAAAGAGTTTATTCCAGTAATTGCACCGTTTACGAACCCCTCGAATAGCCCAATAAGTCCGTTTATAAATCCTGTAAAGAAGTCCCCAACACCTTCCCATGCTTCCTGGAAGAATGTCGTTACGTTGTCTATGGCTTCACCGAAGAAACCTAGCGCCGCAATTATGATCCCAATCGCGATGGTCAATAGACCGCTAAAAATTTCTGCCACTATTGTCAAAACTGGAATAACGAATTTAGTTAGCAGTCCGATTAGTAAAGGAAAAATCATCTCGACTATTGGCAAGAATGCTTCTACCAGCTTGAGAACAATAGGCACCAGCGGCATAATGATGGACTGCAATAGTTCAATCAGTGCGGGAAGTATTACTGGCAATAGTGGCAGTAAAGCCTCGAACACTTCAATGACTAGCGGAAGTAATGCGTCAACTAATGCCAAGACCTGCGGAATAAGCGGAAGTATTACGTCAGTCAGTAGCTGGGTGAATAGCGGTAATAGCTCGACGATTGTGGGAATGATTGCTAGAAGTATGGAAATAAAGGCGGGCAGAATAGCATCTGCCAAGATAGTAAGCAGCGCACCAATCAGCTCACCGAATACCGGAAGGATTGGCAAAAACGCGGCTATCAGCACTGGCAGTATGCCGACTATGTTGCTAAGGATTGGCGCTAGTCCCTCCATTGTGGAAGCCAGCACCGGGGCTAGTTCATAAACCAGCGGCGTTAGGGTCTCGGCAAGCCCAGCGAATACCGGCAGCAGTGCGTCCCCAACGCTTAGCTTCATGCTTTCGAAGGCGACGTTCAGCTTCTCTAAAGCGCGCTGCGGGTCGATTACATCTAGGGCGTCTTGGGTTGCTCCGGCGGCTAAGGCTTGGGCGTCTAATTCTGCTGCGAACTTCTCGGCACCTGTTCCAGCCAAAACCTGAACCGCTGCAACTGCCTCAGTTGAACCTAGTAGTTGCTGAAGCTTTCCGTTATTACCACCGGCTGCGTCACTGACCGCACCCAATGCGAACCTTAGGCCCTCTTGCTCGATTGCAGTCTGAGCGCTTTCATAACCAAGGTCATTGAAAATCTTGTTCATGTCCTCAGAAGGTTTTTGAAGACCGACTAGGGCAGCTCTAATTTGAGTGGTTGCAACTGTGGTTTGAGTTCCGCCAGCGGTTAGTGTGGCGATCGCTGCGTTTACCTCTTGGAAGCTAACACCCGATGCAGCGGCGGCCGGGGCAACGTTAGCCAATGCGCCAGATAGCTCTTCGAAGGTAGTCTTACCACCTTTTACCGCGGTGAACATTGAGTCAGCTACTTGCTGAGCCTGTTCAGCCGATAGACCGAAAGCGTTTACGGTAGTAGAGATACCATCAACGGCAGTGTTTACGTCTGTTACTCCAGCGATTGCAGCCTGAGAAGCCACCCGCATAAACTCTAATGCGTTGTCCTGTGGGACACCTGCGGAAAGTGCGCTATAAAGACCATCTGTTAGAACGCTTTGAGCGATGCCGAACTCTTCGGAAACTCCCTGGACTAAGGTTTTGAACTCGCCCATATTCTTAGCGGCGGCTTCACCCGTGGTTCCTGTGAGAGATACAACTTCAGCCAAGGAGTTATTTAGATCATTAGCGCCTGAGACTCCATCTTTGAAGAAGCTACTAATTGCAACAAGGCTAAAGGTCGCCGCCATAGTCGCGGCTATTGGGCCGATTGCAGACTTGAACTTAGACCCGAAGCCCTCGCCTGTGGTCTTGCCCATCGCTTCACCGGCTGGCTTTCCAGCTTTCTCGGCGTCGCCTGGCAGTTCCTTTTTTAGGTAGTTCTCTAGCTCTTTTGTTCCGGGAACTATGTTAACGAAGGCTGTGGCTAAAGCTCTACTTGCCATTTACTTCATTCCTTCGGGTCGGTTCGTTTTAGCATATTCAAAACATGTTCGCGGGTTTGGTTTTTAGATCCGATTTTGTTTGTGTCTTTTTTGACCCAGGGAGTCGGGTAGGGCTTTGGCTTTCGCTTGCTATTTACGGCCGTCAAGAGGTCATAAGTATTAGCCGCTATCATCCAATCAAAACTCACTGGGTGCGTCCAGTTGTTCTGAGCTGCCTGAGTCCAGGAAGTGGGGTCTTTCATTAGACCAGAAACTAGGTGGATAGATTCCAGCCAGCTAAACGAGCGGCCCATGTCAAAGACGCTAAGACTAAAGCGGGTTCTAAAATCGTATGCCAATGGGGTAGGGTGCTTCGCTAGTAATAAGCGAAGCTGTATTATTCCCCCAGTGTGCCACCCTGAGTCCAGCCCTCTAGAAATTCCTTGAACTCTGTGGCGTTCATTTGGTCGATTGCGTCGAGTGCCGGGGAACCCTCTACTAAAAATGATTCCAGGATAATAAAAGCGCGGTCGCCGTCATCTACTGCTTTGCGAGCTTTTCGGATTGCCCCCATGGGGACATCTGAGAGCAGCGGGATTGAATGCTTCTTGCCATTTTGCTTGAAGGTGTAGGTCTTTGCGGTCATAATTGCGATCCTTTGATTTTCTGCGGTCTTAGGTGTGGAGACTAGCGGCGGGTTGACCGCAAATGTAACCCGCCGCTAGTGGCTTAGTTGGTTAGGCCTCTGGTTCGAATTCGGAATAAAATACATCCACAGAGCGGCCCGCGGAAACGTAGGCGGTTATGGTGATTCCGAAACCGAGCGCGTCGCCGTTGGTAATTGCCTGAGCCTCAACGGATAGAACCTCACCGGTTGGGACATAGTGGCGAATTTTCTTAGTCCCGTCTACAACGTCTATGACGAACGACTGACGCCCGCCTGTGTTGACTGGGTTGTGGGAAACTTTACCGTTAGCCATTGCAGAACCGAAGTAAAGTTCTATAGCGGCCTCGGTTGTCTCAAGTAGCATAAAGGAATAGGTAACTGTTCCCTCAGTGATGACTGAGCGCACGAGGTCACCGTTCTGCCAGCTTCTAATGTCGCTGGTAGATTTGTCGGTGGTAAAAGTTACACCGTCGGTTGAGATGTAGCCCAAGTCTGTGAAGCCTGTGAGCGTAGCAGTTGAGCTAGTGGGTGCAGCGGATCCTGTTGGGCCTACTGAGCAAAGCCCGGTTATTCCTACAACCACGTTATCGGCAGTTAGTGCCATGTTGTTT